GACGCGGTAAAGCATTTTGGTCAAACATAATTATAGTACCTAGTTCATCAACTAGAATATCAGCAATCTGGTTATTAACCATATTGTAACCTACTTGATATGCTTTCATTAAATCTACTAAAGATGTAGATCTTGTATTTCTATCAGAAAATACTCTACCTTCTATTGGTAGTTTACAACCATATAAAGTTTTATCTCCTTTAAATTGGAATGGTAATTTGCCTGGTTTCTTTTTATCAATACCTAAATATATAGGATCAACATTATTACCCATCTCAGAACGCCAACCTGTAGGAGAATTAGGACCAATCTTCACGCCGCCCCAAACTTCATTAATCCAAATCCAATCTATATGCTCACCTTCTGCTAAATTTTCTTTTGATTTATTTTTAATAAGACTTGTATCATATATAGGTTTTTTTGTAACCTTAAATGTTTCATCAATAATTTCTTGCATTACTTGACCGTCTTCTTTAATACAGGTAAGATGTCCAACCTTCCTTTGCGTTTTCCAGTAGACCGTGGTTACACGCATTAGATCACCCTCTCCCCATTGCATGACATCCTCTCCTTCATTAAGAATTGCACTAACTATATCCCCACCCCTGGCTGGATCATCTGACCAGTTACTTATATATTGTCTATAACTTAAACTTGGACTATTTGTATTCCAAGCATGTGATCTAGTTGCATCATAATATGCACCATCATTTTGATAGCCATTTAATTGATACATAGATGATCTTGCTGGATGGATTTTATTGAGAGACTTGAGTTGTTTCTCATTCATTAGATATCCATACTTATCTATAACATCTGCAACAGTCATTAAATCCATTTTGCCACAGTAATTAGAATCTGATATATATCTTACATCTGGGGACTTTTGATAAAAAGTTAATACTGGATTCCATAATTCAACATCATAATCATCCTCCATCATTCTAAAATGCCAAAACTCTCTATCAGTTATTAGCATATCACGGAACGCTCTTTCTTCTAGTTCTTGTATTTTAAATCTTTCTACATCTACATTCATTTGATGAGTTGCCCATTCTTCTACCATACTTCTATAACTTTTTGTAAAGTAATCTTCTATTTCAGGTAAAGATTTAAGCTTATTTGGATTCATCATTTCCTTTGCCTCTTCTGACTCAGGATTTAAACCCATCTCTAACATTTTCAATAATTGCTTTTGGGAGGCTTCTGCAAGTAAAGCTTGTTCTACTTGTGATCTTTTATCTTCAAGCATTTCATTGTAAGATGTATCATCAACAGCTCTGAATTGAACTTTAGAAAATCTTTTTGAAAACTCACCACTTAAAACATTAATTACATTTGGTATAATAGGATAGAATTTAAGTTCTAATGCTGACTCATCTTCTTTTGTTAAAACATCTAATAACTCTTTATGGTCATTATCTTCTTCAACAATGTAATCTTTTTTATCAATAATACCTTTTGCTAGTTTATAATTCTTAAGAAGTTTTCTTGCATTTCTACGCAGGAATTCCATGCCTTGTAATTCTAGCCAATCTAGATTCCAAGCAGACCAATCATCATTCTTTTTATTAGCAGGTAAAAACTGAATTGGCTGTGTAAGAGATGAGGATACATGTCCTCCTTCTTTTTTGGCCCCTGCCTTGAGTTGCATTGCATTAAATACTCTCATGCTATCTTATATTTTTAAATCCGGATCTTTTTCTGGTTCTTCCTATGCCTTTATTACGTCCTATATTTCTGAACGCACTATACTTTAATTTATACAAATTTTCTTGATTATCCAAGGATTTTGATGTTGATTCACGCCTTTTAAGGTATCCTCTGTTAGATTGTTGGACTTTTGCAAAAGCAATCAATGCTGAGAAGGCAACAAGTCTATCTACGTTTAAACCAGGATAATAAGCAATCATCTCTTTTAATAGCATAGGGTCAGGTATTCTTTCTATACCTAATGTTTGACTTATCACTGCTCCATTTATATCAGTCTCTTCATCTATCTGTTCTCTTAAAAATTCTATAGCATATGATATCAAATGATTCTTAAATAATGTACCTGTATTTTTCCAACCATATTCTTGATATACTGTTCTGTTAGAGCCAATATCTTTTAAAAATAAAATTTGTGCTTTAGGTACTAAATATTTTTGTTTTCTTTTTGCTATCATATGCTGAATAAACAAGGATATGTTATTCTCAACAACTGTCCAAGCATTATACCATTCTATAATTTTTTCTAATTGTTCATGAGTTTTATTAATATCATTATATCTACCACACCATGCAGCAACTATTTTATCTTTTTCTATTATTGTTTCAATACCATCAGGAGTTTCTCTTCTTATTTCAATAGGATTCTTATAAACAAAAATACTACAAAGTGAGTCAGACGTTGTTGTCTTACCTTCTGACACAGGGTCAATAGATGCATAGTATGCACCAAACTCTGGATTTTTTACAGGTCTTTCCCATACTACTAGTACACCTTCTTTATTACTTTGTTTCTTATCAACTGGAAATTTACTGATAGGTAGTCTATTACTTCTCTTAGCAGTTATACCATCTTGATCTCTTTCTAGTTCTATATGTTCATAACTGTATTCTTTGTCACTTATCATCTTAAGTTGCTTCTGTAAAATACCTTGTGGAAATATAGATTGTTTTCTGTAAGCAAAAGCTTCAGCAATATTCATAGGTTTCTGAGATATTCTTAACTGAAACTGTTCTGGTGTAAGTTCACTCTTCCATTTTTTTCTTTCTAAAATAATAGATTCTAATGCTTCTTCTATTTTACTATTTCCAAAATTATCAATATAAGGAGGCATTGACCACTGTTCTGGTATAAACAGTCCAGCAAGTCCAGTTGTGCCGTCAGCGTCCATTAAATCAGTTTCTACGGCATATATATCATTGACTGTAGGATTAAGAATCATCTCTTTTAGGGGATTGCACTGTTCAAGGTCTCCAACTGATCCAGCAGCTATAAACATACCTGTTGTCATCATACCAGAAGACATAGCAGGTCTAAGGTATTCATACGTGTCCATCATCTTGGGTGCAATACCTGCTTCTTCATGAAAGAAGTAAGTTGTAGGTCCACCAACACCAGTTGTTGCATTCTTTTCAAAAGACGCACCTTGTATTTTAGATTTCAAACCACGTGCAGTTTTTCTATTATTAACACGTACTTCAATCTTTTGTTCCCATAATAAAACTTTCTCAGGAGTTGACGGTCTATACCATGCTGTATGCTCATTTAAAAAAGTCTTATATTCATCTAAAAACTTCCATGAGCCTTTATCATTTATGTAATCTTTGAGTGATGCACCTATCTTACATACTGATCCTTCTTCAAACCAATATGTATTGATAATCTTACCCATGTGAAAATATGATGAGGCTATCTGACGTTTTTTAAGAATTGCACAATGCTTGTTATTTAATTCAGCTAGTATTTCATAGAGAGCCATATGATATTGAGCATCTCTAACTTTGGCAAAACCATACTTCTTTTCTTCTTTGTCATAAATTGGTAAGAAGTTTAACCACATGTAATAATCTCTAGTAATAAACCATGTATTACCTTTAGTAGTATATATTACACCAGTTCTACACTTATTTTTTTGATCATCCCAGTAAGACATAAAGTCTTTTGATCTAAAGGGTGCACCGCAATAAAAACCCTGTGTATTAAATTTTCGTGCTTCAGCATTAAATAAGAAAGATGTTTCATCAAAGTTATATTTACCAGGTTCTTTAAAAATAGATAATACAAATTTTGCTAAGTCTTCATCAGACTTAAACTCAGTTGTGGTCCATTCACCATCTAAATATGTTGGAATAACTTTACTCATTTACTATAACAGCAAAGATATCACCTGCTGCTATTAGTAGATGGTCTTCACCCATGTGTTTCATTACAGTTGGTGTAGCATAATCAGCGTATTGAACTAAGTCTCCTACGTTTATTGTTTTTTCTACATCAGGTCCAACACCAACTACATGACCTTTGTAGTCTTCTTCTTTTGCTGCATCAGGAATTATAATCTTTGTTCCTGGAAAAAACTCATCTGCTTTTTTCTTTTTTATAAGTACTCTATTACCTACTGGTATAACTTTGGTTTTCATAATTTATAATTTAAATTTACATTTGATCATAAGCAAGGCCTTGACCACCACGGACAGAACTTTCCTGCTCAGATTTCATATCAGTAAATGCACCCTTGTATGACTGTCTTATTTGTTCAAACTTAGCAGCTGCATTTACCATAGAGTTTATATTACCATCTCTACCATGCTCAATCTGTGTAGTCTCCATGTACTTAGCAAGTCTATCTAACATAGATTTTATACCAACATAAGCTCTATAGGTAGGTGTTTCATATAATTTTTTACACATGTCAAGAGAATATCTTATTTTAGAATCTTCTGTTGACTCTTCTAATTCAATTTCTTCTATTATTATATCTTCTTTTTCATGCTCTGGTAAGTTAAAAAAAGGATTTAGATCTGGATTAGGGCAAGCCATATAAAATAAATACTGATAAACTTGCATATATGTATCAGGATAATCTTCCATAATATCCTTTAAAAACTTTAAAGTATAGCAATGTTCAGTTGGTACTGCTTTGCCATTTTGTATATCAAATAATCTAACAATCATAATATAAACTTAGTGAAATATCTACAATACCAAGATAAAGAACATGTTCTACTTTACATTCTTCTTGGTCTACATAAGATCTATAACCGAATATAAATCCTGGCACCATGCCTAAATGAATCTCCCATCTTTCTAGCATATTCCTATGGTTCTGGTACTTGCTCTATACATTGAGTAACACTTAAAACATAACTATTTGTAACTCTTATAAAATCTGTTGGAACACTTACTGACTGCGGACCTATTCCATAATAACCATCTGGTAAAGTAAGAGTACAACCACTATTTGAGTATACTCTGTTTCCAACAACAGGTAAAGAACCACTACCATTGTGATAATATGTTTGATTTAATGTACCTTGACATGCCCCATTAAAGTTTGTGATAGCAGTAGATTTATAAGCTGTACAAGTACCAGCAGTACCAGTACCACTACCAGAATATCCTCCCCCTGTATCATTATTTCCAATTGTTCCACCTGAACCATCTATTACAACAAAATAAGCATCATTATTCATAATTGATAATAAAGCATTATAATCACTTTTAACAGTAATAGGTCCAAAAAAGGAATAAAAGTTTAATACAAAAATATCTTTTTTAAACTCTCTATCTCTAACATCAAAGTATCTACCTACAAATGATATTAATTCTGAATGTATAGTACACTTTCTTGTTTTAGTTTTAAATTTATCTTTATTATCTCTGTATACAAATACTTGATCAAGTTCTACTTTAGCCATTATCTATTTTCTTTTATCCACTTTATAAGCTGAATTACTTCATCTTTTAAATATGGTAGGTTATACATCTTTATATCTTCTATTACAGGCTCTCCATCAATATGCTCATTGATAGGATAACCATTTTTATCAATTCCAACTTGTTTAAATTTAACATGTTGAATTTTAAGATTACCAACTCTTAGTTTAGGGTTGTGCTTTTTAATAATATACGCATAAATACTCAATTGTAAGTTATAATGATTTAAATTACAATCATCTAAATGACTTACAGGATTGTACATTTTGCTTGTAATACCCTCCCAATTAGTAAATCCTTTCTCTTTTATTTCTTTATTGGTCTTGTAATCTGTTATATTAATATATCCATTTACAATTTCTACTAAGTCTGCTTGACCACATAGACCTGCTGACTTTAAATATACTAATAATTCAGGATAAATACCATTAACTAGCTTTTGATCTGGTGCAAGCTTGCCTCCTTTATCATCAAACTCTGGTCTAAATATAGGTAAAGTACAACCATATCTAGTTATTGTATCACATTCAATAATATCAGCTTCTCTTTGATTATGATAAAAATTACCTAGTTTTATTGCTCTATCAGTTTCATTTTTCCAAGCTTGTAGTATTTCTTTTTCTGTCATACCATACCACTTAGAACGTTTATTCTTAGAAGACTTCTTAGCTTGTGCTTTTGCATCAAACTTAGGTTTGAACATGCCCACTAATCCAGTAACACTTAACCAATTTATTTTATCTTGATCAATGCTCTGATAACTATGTCCTTCTTCTTTAAATACTATTGCCATATTACAAACTTATTGTGGTGTACCACATACCATTTTTATTATTATTCTCAAATGTAGTGGTTTCTTCTTTGTATATATAATTAAATTTCATCTTTAAACAAATTATTTTCTTCTGTTTCTGTTAATAATGCCTCCCATTTACCCGCAGGACAATCAGATGATAAAGATCTACTTTTCAACTGCATTGAACAACCACATAAACTACAACATGGTTGTGTTCCTGGAGCTAAACAATTACTACCTTTAGTATCAAACTCTTTACATTTTTTGCAAATGTCAAGTCTTGAATTAGCAATAACTTCTACATATTCTTTTTTAAATAAATTATTTTTAACTCCATCATATATCTCATTGATGTTTTTTAAAGCTTGAAAATATTTACTTATTGGCATTTTTATTTTTTTTAAATTCTTTCTTTTTCTCTATATTCTCATTAACAATTTTAAGAGCAGATTCCATCTCCTCTAGCTTTTTATTTATTGCGTATGTCTTTTCATATCCTTTATAAGTTCTTTTTTTTAAATTACCTAAAATGCTTTTATTCTTTTTAATAGCTGTTTCTAGTTTTCTTTTTCTAATAAAAAAAGTACCAAGCCCATCTACCATCACTCTAGGATATTCTAAGGTTGACAAAGATTTTCTAAGCTTTGAATAATAAAAAGTTATAAAATCATCTACAACTTTTGGATGAACTCCTACTTCTTCAGCAATCTGATCCTTAAAATTTTTATGACTCTTTGGATTCACGCCCTAAAATTTTGTAATCTAGCAAAACTATTCCTTCAACTTGGACATTCATGTCACTATTTAACTTAATTGTCTTTTTATTAACTCCATTTTTTACAATTAATCCTTTTTTCTCTGCCTTAGTTACAGCATTTCTAGCAGATTGATTGCTTTTAAAAATATTATTTTCTGTTAAGTATATACAAAATTTAGTCAACTCTACTCCTGATTGTTTTGCTAACTCAGAAAGAAGCTTACTATCTGTATGACTAATCAGAATGTTATTAAAAAAACAATAAGTTACTATTTGAAACTTTATAGAATCATCCAGACTTATCTGTTTCTTAAAATCTACTTTATTTACTAATGCCATATTATAAACTCAAAATAATATCTACAAGTCTCTCATCTGGATAACAATCAGTCTTATCTCTTCTTACATTAGTATGAGTTAATAAACCTTTTACTTTACCATAAAAAGCATCTTCTTGAAAATCAAATGCTTTTGCTGGACCATATTTTTGTATCCATTGTTTTAAACCTATTCTTACATCTATTTGATCTCTTTCACCAATATACTTAATCCACTTTGCTGTTTCTTCTATTTGTTTATCAGTATATGCATGAAATTCTGTATAACCTCTAAAAGGTTCTTTAAGTTTATAAATTTGATCTTCTTTAACTGATGTATTAACGTAAGTCTTACCATCTTTCAGTTGACCAAATGCACAAAGTTCAATACCTGTAGAGTGTCTATTCATATGACCACTTCCTGTTTTACCTAAATGCCAACCATATCCTCCTTCAGGAAACGCCTGCACCATAGTACCATCATGTATATCACTACCTGTTTGTGAACATTTACCGCCTAACACAAACTCAGTAGCTACTCTACCTCTATCATCTCTACCCCAGTAATCAATTACTTTAAATGGGTTATGTCTTCCTGCTGTATGATGTAAAAATGCATACTCATTAGGAATAGGTCCATCTAAATATTCTCCTTTAGGTAAATAGTATCTATGTATAGTTTGTCCGTACTTAGTTTCCCAAATACCTGACTGATTATCTGTATCTTCATCAATAGCTTCTTCTTGATATGTACCACCTATCATCAAACGCTCCCATGTAGAGTTTCCTACTATACCATCTGGTGTTAAATCATAAGCTAATTGAAATCTGATAACAGCTTTTTCTGTGGCAGGACCAAATACACCGTCTTGTGTAAGTTTCAAAACAGTTTGTAATCTATGTACTTCTGGTCCCGTGCTGCCTAACTTTAATAATTTCATGCTTCAGGGTTTTCTTGTGTATCTTTGTTAAATGCTTGTGCTAAGAACATAGTAGCTTGCATTCTTTTAGCTCTTTGTTCTTCTATATCAGTAAGTAATGTTTCATATTCTAACTGAATCTTAAGATGTTTTACATTGTCTTTGTAAAAATTACTCAATTCTTGCTTTCTTTGAGCAATCTCTTCTGGTGATAACTCTTCTTGAGCTACCTCATTTGATAAATCTGCCATAATTATTGGTTTTAAATTAAACTTATATAACAAATATATAAATAAAGTTTAAATAATAAAAGTTTAAAGAAGATTAATTAGTGAAGACTTGTTTCTTTCCCCCGTTATATACGTAGGCATGTCCTTCATCTATTAACGTTTGATTAAGACATAATTCATTTCCATCTGCGTCTTTTACGTATACTTCCCCTAGTACACGTCCATATTTACCGGTTCCATATGATTTGAGTCTACATAAACCAGAATCACAGCTTACATCAACAAGTATTTCTAATGTACGTGCTTTTGCGGCTAGACCTTTTTTCTTTTCAGCTTTATTACGAGTTCTAGATTCCCACGTATCTACGCCTTTAAGTCTGATCCTACGTTTAATCCATGTGTCAAACCCCAGGTCAATCATAGCATCAAAGGTATCCCCATCCACTACTCTTACTAACTTAGCCCTATATATATACTTATCCATTACTTTTTTCTTCTGATTCTGCAAATGGTACTGAGTAAAGATGTTTCATTGTAGTGTTAACTCTGTTTCTTAAGTATTGAGACATAGTCCACTCTGGTGTTCTGTCAGTTACTATTTCAATAATCTTAAATTCACTTGACCCATCACCAGCTTCATGCACTTCAAATTTCAGTATTGCTTTACTCATATCTTATTTCTTTCTAGACATTTTATAACACATCTTAAGTCCTTAGCGTCATAGAATATAACTTCTGCGTCAGGTATTTCTACGTACCAAAGTCTTTTTCCTTGGCCGTTACCACTATCATTAGATATAAAACATACGTTTCCTACGTTATAAGTATAATAGTGTACGTCATGATCTAGTCCACTATCATTCTTATCTACGATGCATTTTTCAAATCCTAATTTTTTTATACTATACTCTGTCATAACCACTGATCTATACTTTCATTGACTGACTCAGGATATTCTATATTCAATATCTTCTTAAGATCTGCACACTTTTCATACTCTTCAGTCTCTATAAAGTGGAGAATCATGTTCTCTAGTTCCATTTTACTAGGGCCCAAATGAGTATTATGTGCAAGTACGAAACCAAACTTACTATCACTAGCCTCTAGTACATAATCCATGTCAACCTTATTAGTTAGGAATAAATAAGAGTTAATATATGCATTTTCTAAGAGCTCTTGCTCCTCTTGCATTTCCTCAACTGACTTGCCACCCGTGTATTCTTCTTGATCCATAAGCCTTATGTCTATACAACCAAAATACAAAAATTTTATTCCCCGTCCAAGCAATGTTATGTATTTAGCATTGTCAAGAGGTACTACTATTGTGCTCCCCAGCTGTGGTCTGCGTGGTTGGTACCCCGCATTAAAATTATGTTCAATCTTTAAAAATTATTTATTATGTACTATTTTAAAATTTCACAAGGAGGTAAACTCCTTATTACAAGCACAGAGCCAGTGAGCGAAGTGCAAACTGTCACTAAAGAAATTGCTGGCAGAAAAGTCCAAGTCAGACAGCAAATGAACAGTGGTAATATAAAATTTGCCCAAACAGTCATTAGCCCTGAAGACGCACAACACTTCAGTACTACACTAAAGGTAGGAGATGAAATCCCATCATTAGAAATTACTGAAAAGAAAGTAGTGAACCAAGAAACAGGTAAAGAGTTTGATAACTTGTATTGGGCACACTAAGAGAAAGGGAGGATAAGTTCCTCCTTTTTAACATTTAGTTCCTCATTGACAATGTTTTTGTTAAATAAAAGAATAAAATGTGTGCGTTGCACAATTAATGTGAGGTCAAATACCCACATTTTACCACATTGCAACACAAAAAATAAATTATAGGACAGTATATATATACATAGCTAACATTATAACTAGAGAGATGGCTTAAGCAATACCAATATGCACTCTAGATATATGTTGGCTTTATGTATATATGTTGTCTTATCTCTTATATGATAAGCATAGTAACCGCAATAAAATTATGAGTGAGTTTAACCAACTCTACGGTGAGCAAGGCAAGGTCATGTTCAACTGTAACTCTAATGATAAGTTAGTCTTTGCTATAGGCAAAGAGTATCAGTGGAAACCTGATACAGTATCTATTGTTAGAGGTAAATTTCCATGTAATGTAGAATACAGATACAAGGATGGTTATCATCTGATTGATATGAGTAACAATCGTCTTAGCACCAGACATATGTCTGAGGTTATACAGATACTCAACAACCAGATAATGGAATGAGGTCTATGGCACTTACCTCAACTAAAAGTGCCACCTAATCACTTACCAATTATGAGAATAATTATAAATAAACCAGATGCTTTTGTAAAGCATAGTAATGAAATTGGGATACAATTGTACCCAACAACCACCAAGAATATGGTAAATTTCTGGGATGAATACGGAGACCATAAGCTTGTTAGACTTGAGGAATGTACTTATCCTCATGATGTAGAACTCAAGAATGAGTTATTGTTTAACCAGGGGCTAAGACAGCTTGCACTTGATAATGATCTTATTAATATAGATCATGACAGTGACAACTTGCTTAACCTCATAATATCATACGCCTAATGAAAAAGTTATTATATATATTATTGGCCATATTTATATTTGGTCCAGTATTAACGTCATGTAGCAGCCAACGTGGCATGTGTAAAAGTAAAAAGAAATATTACAAGACACAGAAATGTTGGAATGCTAAGAAACAAAAGATGACTCGTTGTTAAAATTATAAATTATGAGAAATACTTTTAGAAAACTGGTGAAGTTCCTACTAGTAGGGCTTCAGCCAGTGAATGCTGTATTGTGGATACTATTTGTATTGACAAGTAACAGCATTGGAATTGGCATAACAAGCGTAATGCTTGTGATATATGCATTTGTGTCAAGTATAGCATTCTATGCAATGCTTGATAATATTACAATCTTACCTACCGTAAAAATAGAATACCAACCTGTGATTGGATTATCACTTGGGTTGTCAGATGGAGCGCTGATACTAATACTACCGTTCTGTATAATTGAAATACAGTACAAAAAGTAGTCATTAGTGACATACTAATAATAACATAGTATTAATTACTATATTAACATTAGTATTAAGGCTAAGGAAATTGGTTAGGTAAGTGATAACCATGGTGAAGATAGGGGAGTTACCCTTTCATAGTAATAGTGTTAGTTTAGTTTTTAGTTAGTTGAAACATCACAATACAACTCCCCTTGAATCACCTTTAATAACAATACAAATGAGAAATTTAATATTATTATGTGTAGTACTATTGTCATTTGGCAATGTTCAAGCACAAAAATTTAAGAATAAAACTATCAAAACATTCTTTAACGTTCCAAAGGACGCTAAAAATTATGATAGATATATGGATGCATACTCTGAGTTTATTAGAAATTATCCATTGAAACAAGATAATGTTGTCAAATATCACAGTGGACAGACATCTCACAGAGCAGTGGCTGTCTTTGACTATGATATAGGACCATTAGACTTGCACCAATGTGCAGATGCAGCAATGTATTTATGGGCAAACTATAACTATGAAGCTGGATTTCTGGACAGATTGGTATTTACAGGAGCGGATGGAACAGTATACAACTATTTAGAATGGTTGGAGAAGAAAGAAAGAGAAGATAACTGTGATAACTTTAGGAAATGGTTAGACTTAGTATGGGCATATGCTAATTCTTGGTCTATATCAGAATATGATTTATATTCAGTTCCAGTATGGGACATTGAACCAGGTGATATGTTTGTAGTAGGAGGCTTTCCTGGACATGTTGTAAGCGTTGTAGATGTTTTGGTTGAGCCAGAAACATCTCATAAATACTTCATGTTAGCAGAGAGCTATATGCCTGCACAAGAGCAATACATACTTAGAAACCCAGCAGATGGGTCAGTATGGTATGCACTTGAATCTTACATGACACATGTTTCTACACCTAATTATAGATTTCACATAAATGATTTGAAGAGATGGCGAAACAAGTAGACGTTCCTATTCCACATAATACTGCCTATCAATTGATTGCTGATCAACTGATAGGTAGTGTTAATAAGATAAACCTAGTAGAATTCTTAATGCAATCATTATCAACAGAGCAAAAAAGCTTTTTTATAATGTTATCTCAGTTAAAACATCAATATGTACCACCAATTGGAGGTGATTATGTAAAGTTTCATCAAGATGCAACATGGATTGAGTCTAAAATAGACATGGATGTCATGTTAGACATGGGATTGATGGAAGATGGGTATTTATTTGGTAAAGTTAAGAAGATTGATGACTATGGTAATGCGTACAAACCATTTCAAGCACGTACACATGTAGAATTATTTTGTCATGATAAGGATAAAAAGCTTATTAAAGACGGAATAAGAATTGACACATCAAATCTTATAGTAATTACCAAATCTTGTATACCACATTTCCATTTTGAAATACCAGAGATGTTAGATGAAGAAAATATATAAAAGATTTGGTATAGTTAACTGGGATGTAGTATCAGATCCACAATTATCTTCACAAAGCAAAGCATTATATGCATTATTATGTGTGTTTTGTGGAGACAAAGGTGAATGTTACCCATCTATATCAACTTTAGCTGATTATCTTGATAAAAGTCCAAGACAAGTCAGTAGATTGATAAAAGAACTCAAAGAATTCAAAATTATTAGGAGAATTGGCAGAAAAATAGTTTTATGTTAGCTATTATTATGCTAATTTTTTGCATGAGAACTACCATTTAGCCCATAAAAACAGAGGTAAATAGTATATATTTTGTTACTTTTGATTGACTCAGATGTAATAAGATGATACTACAACTTCCAAATGGCAGAATTATAGAATGTTCAGTAGAACAGTATCTATCTATGTCAGATGAAGAAGTAAATGAACTAAATGGTATTGGCTCAGCTTATACAAAAGAAGTAGCAAACCCATTCTACGGGTTATATGCAAATACAACTCTAGCACGTAAAGAAGCTATTCAAGATATAAAAGAACAACAGGAATATGAACCTGGTCTTGATGAAATTGATACAATAGAGAAGCTAAATGATGACTACTTCCACTCAGATGATATCTGATTAAATTAATTTTTCACTTTTTTAAATTTAAATTATGTCACAAGACTCTAAAGTCCAAGTGGTTGCTGATGCTATGGGTAATACTATACGTCAGAACCAAAACAAGCCTGATTACGGCTACATTAGATTAGTTCAAAAGAGAACTACTATATCACCTACAGGATTTATAAGTGCAAGTAACTTATCAACCCTATTAACTGGTACAATTGAAGATCTGGAAGCATCCGGATTACAGCATACTAAAGAGATTGCTGGTAAACTATACGTTGTAGAGCAATTAAGTCCGTTCAATGAAGATGCTGATGAGGCTATTCAGAACAGAGATATGAAAAGAGCTGGTGCAGATGGACCAATATTAAAAGCTGCTGACCCTGAGACAGGAGAAATACTTCCTATTTATAGAAAAGTATTCTATTCTTCAGATGGATCAGGAGAAGATACACTAATTCAGCACGTTAATGGTGATGAAATAGTTAAAAATTCAAGTAACAAGATCAAAGAATCAATTAAAGCTAATGAAAAGCAAGTAGATTTAGAAGAATCTATTGCTGAGGTAGAAAATGAAGTTGAGCCAGAGATTGTTGCTGAAGAAATTGCAGAAGATTCAGTAGAATCTTTTGAATTATAAAAAGATTCCAGAGGAATGTGGATCAACAATACCAATAAGACTACAGGAATCTTAGGTTAGAGTAACGGGGCTGAGTAGTTCCCGTTACATCTAGCCATATCACTTGTTTAACCCCTTATATATATTAATTATGCTTACTGAAAATCAAAAAGAATTATTGAGAATTACCAAAGAGAAAGAGTTATTGAAGCAGAGAGAGGAAAGATTAAACTATTATGGTATACTTGATGAGTATCAATTACACCCTAAAAATTTAATTCAAGACTTAAGTTACCGTAAACTTAATCCTTATCAACATTTTTTGTTTAAACGTGTATTACATGGTTTAAACATATATAGTAAAGAAGAGGTAAATAGTTTACACTGGGATAAGAAAAGAAGAATTACAAAGGTATGGAAAAGAGCACAAAGAGAGCTCAATTTATGGAAGCAATATATTTGTAATAAGAAAGTAAATGATTATTTTAGTAAAACCTTTACAGGACCAATGGCAGAGTATATTATTTCTATACCACCAGATGAAGTTCTTGAAGATTATACTAATACAATGTCCCTTAAGGACCTTGGAATCACTTATGAAGACGTTATAATTAGATTTATGCAAAAAGGATTATTACCTAGAACATTTCTTACACTAAAAGCAGCATGAAAATTAAAAAAAAGTTATGCTATAGCTGTGATACTGAGCAAGTTATATGGAAAAACCATAAAGGCAATAAGTATTGTAAGATTTGTTGGTTTAAAATTAAAGCAGAGGATAACTTTAAATCTAATTACTACAGGAAATATAAGAAACCTCAGGCGAAATCTGTAAAGATGCAAGAGAAGGATAGGGCTTACTCTATAATACGTAAGTCCTTCCTGTCTGAGAATCCAGTATGTAATGCAGGACTACCAGGATGTACAGTTCAAGCAACAGAAGTACATCATAAAAAAGGTAGAGGTAAATATCATCTTGTTGTTGATACATGGTTACCTGTGTGTAGACCATGTCATCAATGGATAGAAGAGAACCCGCAAGAAGCAATAGAGCTTGGATATTCAATATCTAGGCTTACTAATTAAAAAATTATGGAATTAGAAAGAATCTCAAAAGATTTATACGCAATTAAAGAATTATTAGATACTGATTGTCCACAAATGGCACACAGCAGATTAACTTGGCTTATAGTTAGTGTAGAACATGCAAAAACTGAAAGACAAACAAGAAATGCTATGCTTATTATCTGTGGTGCATCAGTGTTAGGTATTTTATTAATGTATTTATTCATATGACAAACAGAGAAGTTGTACAGAATGATGCGTTGCAGACAGCTGTAGCGCATGAAAGATGTGGTTTAGGGATATCAATGGGTGTTGGTAAGACACGTGTTGCTATAAACCATCTAAAAAGATATTATAATCCCTTTATATTAGTACTAGTTGTAGTGCCTAAGAACTCTGTTAAACAGTCATGGCTTGATGAGCTTGATAAAATGGGTGAAACAGATCTATTAGATCACATTAGATTTAGTACATATCTTTCTATAAATAAGCAAGACCCAAAGATATATGATATAGTATATCTAGATGAGTGTCATAGCTTATTAGAAACACATAAATCCTTTCTTGATAATTTTGAAGGACGTATACTTGGACTTACAGGTACACCTCCAAGAAGAAAATACAGTGAGAAAGGAAGGATGGTACAAAAATATTGTCCTATTAGATATGAGTTTTCAGTGGATGATGCAACTGACTCAAAGATATTAAATGATTATCAAATTATTGTACATGAGTTAGAGCTATCAAAGCTAAAAACATTAAAGAAGAAGAATAAGGACGGAGGAGTATGGTATACATCAGAGTCTGCGGACTATGATTATGTTGTACGTAGAGTAATGGCCGCACAAACACAAAAACAAATGCAATTTGCATCTATTATGAGGATGCGTGCACTTATGGATTACAATACTAAAGAAGATTATGTAAAAGATCTCTTAGCTAAAGTAAAAACAAAGTGTATTGTATTTGCTAATACCATGGACCAGGCAGATCGTGTTTGTAAGCATAGTTATCACTCTAAAAACAGTCAATCTGAAGATAATTTACAATTATTCAGTGATGGTAGAATAGACAAGTTATCATGTGTACTTCAGCTTAATGAAGGTGTAACAATACCCGGATTAAAACAAGGTATTATTATGCATGCATATGGTAATGAAAGGAAAACAGCACAGAGAATTGGTAGATTATTAAGATTAAATCCATCTGAGTCAGCAGTATGTCACATACTTTGCTATAAAGATACCCAAGATAAACATTGGGTAACAAAAGCATTAAAAGACTTTGATGAAAATAAAATCAAATATTATAATCCAAATAAATTATGGGAAAAATGAAAGCTATATATATGGAAATGTTAGATGAGCAGTATCAAGGATCACATGATGCCTTTATACAAGACTTATCTAGAAGAACTTGTGAGGAGTTCATTCCATGGAATGGTAACACTTGTCTCAATTGTAACAGTATCAATATGGAACGTAATGAAACTGAAGCACGTTGCTTAGATTGTGGACAAGAGTTTGTTTATGTAGAAAATGAAATCTTAAGATTTAAATAATGAAAGACGTATTAATATTAATTTTAAAAGCCGCTATGATGGATATGAAGAGAAGGTGTGAACAAAACACATGTGAGGAATCAAGAGACACATATGGTAAATGGCACACTCAACTTCAAAACATGGTGGACACTATACTAAACGGTGGAGTAAAATGAGAATATACACATTAGAATTAGATGAAAAACATTGGCTTGATGTAGAATATGATTATGAACCAGGTGATCCTGGTATTCATACATATCCTAACGGAGATCCAGGCGTACCAGGTACATCAGCATCTGTTACTATCAAAGCCATAAGGGCCTTATGCAAAGATAGAAATGGTAAAAGTGTTGACGTAGATATATTACCATACTTAGAAATGATAGAACTAGATGTATGGGACTTAGAAGAAAAAATACTTGAAGAACATGAAGAGTAGTTTATATTCAAGGTTACAAGTTAAGAATGGTGTATTAGACTTTCCTAATAAAGCACAGGAAAAGCGCTTCTATAGTTTCTTAAAAGAAATACCTGACGGAACATCAATAGATATTTTTATGGGTGTAAGCACGGATAAAGGTAGTAATGCTCAGCTTGCTAGAGTACACGCTATGATCCGTGAACTTGCACAATATATAGGATATACATTTGAAGAGATGAAGTTACAAATTAAGCGTAAGGCTGGTTTGTGCTTTGTAAAAGATGGTAGTGAATACTGTAAGAGCTTTGCTGAGTGTGACAGAGATGAATTAAATCTAGTTATACAAGCATTAGTAGAGCTTGGAGATTTTCACGGTATGCAATTAAGATGATTTCTTTTTGATATCATTAAATAGGTCCTTGTAAAGGGCCTTTTGCGTATCAGTATCTTTATCAATAATTGCTTTAGATAATTTAGCAATGATGTCTTCATCATATTCAACATCAACATCTTGATATAAACCTTGTTCAGATGCTTTAGAAGAAAGTAACTGTATTAAGGAATATAATATCCATGCATGGTATTCATACCATTCCATTTTAACATCTTTCTCTTTAATCTCACCAGAGATCATTCTTTGGAAAGTATTAAGAGTTTTGGCAAGATCAGATGCTTCAGGGTATACCTGATCAATATAATACATTAACATAGACTGTAAAGCAGGAATAAAATCACTGTGTACATTTACATCTTTAATTATTGTAGGTTCTAATTTTCTTGCCATGTTGTAAAAATATTAAATTATGTCTAAAGAAACAAATATAAATAATATAATTGAAAAAATAGAAGAAAAGCTTGATAATACTGGTTGGACATCAGTAATAGGGCAATGGCTACGGTCTGAGGACCATTTAAATGTCGTAAAAGCCTTGAAGGCAATGAAGGGTAAAGGATTGAGATTCACTCCTAAATACTCTGATGTCTTTAATTCATTAGTTTATTGTCCTATAGGTAACGTCAAAGTTGTGGTAATAGGGCAAGACCCTTACCCACAACCTGATGTTGCTGACGGTATTGCATTTAGTTGCAGTAAGAAAGGTAAACCAGAAGCTTCTCTACGCTATATATTTAAAGCACTTGAGACACCAGATGCTGACCCAGATTTAAAGAGATGGGCAGAACAGGGCGTACTATTGCTTAACACTGCTATGACTGTAGAAGTAGGGAACGTTGGCTCACACTATGATATGTGGAAACCATTTATGTCTCTTCTCCTTACAGAGATTAGCAATACTATACCCAATATATGTGTGGTGGGTATGGGTAAGAAAGCACAAGAATGGTTAGGTTACTTTCCATTCGCACATAAAATAGAAGTATCACACCCAGCAAGTGCTGCCTATCGTAAAGGTGGAACGTGGGATCATCAAGACGTATTCAATCGTATAAATAAATACCTTGAATGGCAGAAGAAAGACTTGATTGTATGGTAGATATTTCGTATATTTGATAACCTTAAAAATCAACATATGTGGGAATTTTTTCAGATAATTACCAAGGCTGGTATGACTCCAAATGAGTGCTTGTCACTCTTTGCTGTTCATAAGAAAGTTACTCCACATTACGGTCATAATATAGAGGTATTACTTGAGAAAGGATTAATAGAATATGATGATAAGAAAGATCATTATATAATTACTCAAGATGCTAAGACTCTTATGACCCGTTTGGATAACTATTTTCTCAAAGCCAAGAAGAAAACAGATATACAACTTTTGGGTAAGAATTATGTAAGCCTTATAAAAGGATACAGAGAGATATTCCCAGCTAAGAAATTACCAAGCGGTAAACCTGCAAGAAATAATGTAAAAGCTTTAGGCTCAACATTCAGATGGTTCTTTGAAACATATGACTATGATTGGGATACTGTATACAAGGCTACAAGAATGTATGTCAATGAATACAGAGATAAAGATTATTTATATATGCAGACAAGTCAATACTTTATTTGTAAACAAGATAAGCATAAGGTAAAACATTCTACCTTAGCAGATTATTGTGATATGATATTAGAAGGTATTGACACAGAAGATGAACACTTTAAAGAAAGAGTAGTATAATGGCAAAAGCAAAAGAAGCTTGGGTAGGGCAATACGCTGCCTTTAATGAAGCACTTAAGTATATGTACCGTAGACAGACTGGAGAAGAAAAGTCTATATATACACCTTGGCCTAAGTTTAATGATGCTACAACTGATGGTTTAGAATGGAACACTCTTACTGTAATAGGTGGTAGACCTGGTTCAGGTAAAACACTTATTAAAGATCAAATTGTAAGAGAGTCTTTTATATTAAATCCTCAGGATGAATTTAGAGTATTAGAGTTTCAGTTTGAAATGGTAGGTAGAACCTCAGCAATCAGAGAGTTCTCATCTATAACTGGTAAAACATATAAAGAATTATGTAGTGCTGGTAGTAAACTGAAAACAGATGTTCTAAATAGATGTCATGAATATGCTAAGGAAAGGGTTAAACACCCTGTAGATATTGTAAGTAAACCTATGACTGTAAATCAAATGCGTGAGCAAATAGATATGTATATGAATTTACATAAAGGAGCTAAGACAATAATAACACTGGATCATACAATGCTTGTGAAGAGAGCACCATATCAGAATAGCAGTTTAGATATGTTATTTGAATTAGGTGAGTTCTTTACACAAACCAAACGTGAGT